GTCAGCAGTTGAAATTGTCGCAAGTTTGGAATCGGCAATTGCCGCTGAAGAATTAACATCAGCGTTAACAATAACACCTGAAGCTATACTAAATACACCTGCATTAGTTAACCCAACATCCCCGCTTGGAACAACGGGATTATAGTTTGTTCCATCAGCAACCATAATTGCTGTATCTGTATTAGTACCCATTGTCAAATCATCACCAGAGATTGTTAAATCACCTGCTATAGTTAAACTACCACTTGCTAAAGTTAAAAGGTCTGTATCAGATGTATGACCTATAGTTGTACCATTAATAATTACATTATCAACAGTTAAAGTAGTTAGAGTTCCAAGACTTGTTATACTTGATTGTGCCGCAGTTGTTACTGTAGCCGCAGTACCTGTTGTATTTTGATTAAGTGTGCCAACTGTAAAATCTAGTGTGTTATCAGAATCTTGATAAGCAACTGTAATACCAGATTCCGTATTAGAGCCAACCATTGCACCAATTGTATCTGCAATATATTCATTAAGAGCAGTGCCATCTACAGTATAAGCATCCGCTTCTAGTGTTCCATCAATATCAGCATCACCAGATATATCTAATGATGTTGCATCAACTTCACCTGCAACTGTTAGTACTCCACTGGCAACAGTCATTAAGTCTGTATCTCCAGTATGTCCTATAGTTGAACCATTAATAATTACATTATCAACAGTTAGAGTTGTCAGTGTTCCAAGACTTGTTATATTTGATTGAGCCGCAGTTGTTACTGTAGCCGCAGTACCAGAAGCATTTCCTGTTACGTTACCTGTTAAAGGCCCTGCAAAAGCATCTGCTGTTACTGTACCATCAAAGAAAGCATCTTTAAATTCTAAAGAAGCAGTTCCTAAATCTATTTGATTATTAGTAACAGGAGACAATGCTCCATCACCAATAGTTAATCTACCTGCACCACCTGTTGCTATTGTAATAACATCAGAACCACTAAAAGTAATTGAAGTGTTAGTATCACCATCACCTGCAATTGAATCTAATTGTAATGCACCTACATTTGATAATGTTGCATCACCAAAGTCTAACGCACCTGCTACTGTTAAAGTACCAGATACATCTACATTACCATTTATATCTATAGTTGTAGCCGCTATTTGTATTTCTGTATCAGCAACTAAATCTAATTGTCCATCAGTAGATGAATTAATATATATTGCTGTATCTCTAAATTGTAATTTTTCTGTGCTTGCTACAAGAAGGTCATCTGAAAATTCAAAGTAATCTTCATCTTCCATCCATTTCATAACACCATCATTTGATTCACCATCAAATGTAACTGTTATATCTGTTCCCGATGTAGCCGCTCCAAATGTTAATGTATTACCAAGTAACTTAGTTATTGCTCCACCTTCTGCTGCAGTACCATCGTGACTATGGCCTGTACTGGCAACAAATGTTGCTAATAGTTGGTCAAATTCAGCATTAAAATGAGCTGCTTCAATAGTAGAGCCATCTACAATAGTGCCACTACTTTGTCTAGTATAGGTATCTCCCATTATCTTCTTCCTCCGTTAACGTATTCTAATTCATATCCCTTTAAAGATATGGGTGTTTTATTACTTGCATCATTTAATTTTAATGCCACTACAAATCCAGAACCTTCAACTGAATGTCTTGCTAAAGGTATTCCAGAATCAGCTGCATATATAGCACTTCCGTAAGAGCCGCTTCCATAAAAATTTGCTCCTCCCCCTTCTCTTAATGAGTAAGAAGAAGGTTGGGGAGTACTTGCGTCTTCAAAATCATATCGTAATTGAAATGTTTGATTATCTGCATCAATGTCATCACTAGTATCATAATTTAATAAAACTCTTTGCATACTTTTTCTTATACCGGGGTCACCTAATGATAAATCTGGTGAACGATAAAATCCCGATACATTTGTTGTTGATGATGCATATGTAAACACATTGCCAGATTGCATATTATATACATATCCATCGTATCCACCATATACAGTTGTTTCTACATTACTAATTAAATCATTAGTACAACAAGCAGGTTTAAGTCCTTTTAAATCTGCATATTCAAATCCTAATGTTCCAGTTTCTGGATTAGCTTTTAATACAGATATAATTCCTTTTTGTGTAGTTTCTGTTGCGTTTGTTTCTGGATAAAATAATCTATATTGAGATTTAGAACCAATAACTGTTGCTGTAATATTATCATAACCAATTTCAGAAATTCTAGCTTGTATTTGTTTAGACACTGTGCCTAATTCTACATCACCAATTCTTTCTGTACCTGCAATAGTTCTAAATCCATCTTTAGCTAAAAATATAAGGTCACCACCAAGTTCTTGAATTGAGTGATGAGATAATGTACCTACGTCTTTTGCAATCTCTGCTAATGCAAAATCACTTGAACTAGTTCCTGTTATTTTATATATACTGTCTTCACAAAATACAAACAATGTATCACGAAAAACTTTTATTCCTGTAATAACATTACCTACTTTAATTGTCCCACCACCTGTATCAAAATCGTCTTCTGTAAAAGGGCCAGAAAATTGTAACGTAGATATTGCATTTGACATACCTGCATAAAACATATGGTTAGCAAATGATTTAACAAATTTAGGATTAGTTGGTGCTGTTCCTCCACCTGTTGCATTTATTACATCTTCTGAATAGCTTGTATCTAAAGTAAATGCTGCTGCTTGTCCCGTAGCAATAATTATTTTATTTGTTCCATTAAAATTAAATTTGTCAAAATCGTAAGTATTAGTTGCACCTTTACTTGTTGCTCTAGATGTCCAACTTCCAGAAGTACTTCCTGTGTAAACAGTACCACCTCTACCTGCCACAATTAAATTATTAAATATTGCAACTAAATTTAATCTTTCTGTTGAAGCAGAAACTTGAGGAACTATAGTAGAATTATATTTTGCTGTTCCAGATATTTTTTTGTATCCACCTTCTATATCTGGTTCAAAATTCTGTAGTCTAAGAGCTTCTCCTGGTCTCATTGTAAAAACATCTCTATTTAATACAAGTCCTCCATAACAACTTACGACTGTAGGTTGTAGCTGTGAAGTATTAGGCATAATTAACTCTAAAGTCTCTCATATAAGAAGGCTTTCCTATTAAATCTCGTTGTAAAGCTTTTAATCCATCGTTATATTCTCTATTTGCAATAGAAGCATGGTCTGGGTCAGAACGTAATTGATAAGCATAATATTTTGCTCTTTTAACTATTAAATCTGCATATCTATCATCTAAATCTGGTATGTCACCATGTGCAGATAATTCAACATGCTCTTTCCAATATTCAAAACAAATTCTGTAATCATTTTTATCTGGTACAGGAGATACTCCTAATTTACCACTTTGTGTTTTGTATACACATTCTGGTTCACCATTTGATGTAGAAAGATTACCTAAATCTCTTTCTGAATATTGTCTCCACCAATCATTATAAGTTAAATAATGCAATTGATTTGGATGCATATCTTTTGATATTCTTATATAATCTACATCTAAATTAGTTGCTGTAGATGTATTATTTAATGTAACAAAAGTTGTTTGTGCTGTTGCAGTAAATGTAGTATCTAATACAGCACCTTGTCCAAAATCTGTAACTGTTAAAGTTGTGTTTAAATTTTGTGTTCCTTCTGCTGCAGTACCTACTTGTATTTTTAATGCTTGTCCTACACTATTAGAATCAAAAACTCTTATCTGTAATCTATATTGTGTATTTTTATTTGTTGATAATGCTTGGTAAATAGCATAGTCATTTAATCTTGCTCTACCATTACCACCACTATTATAAGCTGCACTTCCTGCTCCTGCTATAGTAGTCCAACTAGTTATGTTAGAAGTAAATTCTCCATTAGTAACTAATTCTTTTGGTTTTAATATAAATGAATCCCAATCTATTTTACGCCAATTTAAATCTCCACTTTGAGGTAAATCTGTTGAAGGCAAAGTATATTCTCTTTGACCTGCATTTGTATCATAATATGTTTCTTTATGAAGACTAGGTAATTCTTCTAATTCATTATATATATCATGCAATGAACGATTAACAAAATTTTTAGATGATGTTTGAATTCCTCTACTAATTGAAAAACTAGTTGAAGTTAATTCAACTTCATTTAAATCTGCTAAAACTCTATTTGTTAATACTAAGTATGTTGCCATTAATTATTTTCTTTTTTGTTTTCTAATAAATTTAATATTTTATCTAACTTACTTTCTAAATTATCTACTCTTTTTTCTATACTAGAATTAGTCTTAGGATACATTTGAGTAATTTTTTGACCCGAAGATGCTTTAGTTGTTTTTCTCAAATCAATAATTGCCATATCTATTCCTTTATTATACAGTTGATTTCAAATTTGTCAAGTTAAAAATAAGGGGGCCAAAGCCCCCAAATTATATTAGTTATTAGCCATCGTGTTGAGATGAAGAGTTTCTATCTGTTTCCTCTACACCACTTACATCGCACAATACAGCAAAAATACGGATTTTTCCCGCACTTGATGCTGCACTTAATACTAATACATCTAGTGTATCAGCACCTGCTATTACTGGT